TCAGTTCGAAAGAATTGGCCATTAGCTGCAAGAGCTTTGCCACGATTGTCTGGTCTTGTCGATTTACTTAGAACGCTTTCAATATCGAACTGAGTAATCTCACCACTTGCAATTGTCTCAGGAGACATGTTGTATTGCATAATGATAGAAGGATAAAGTGAGTTTAAGTCAAACGATACTACGTTATCGTGAATTCCTACATGAGGATCTTTTACAAAACCACCTGGATAAGATGACTTTGCTTTATCTTCGATAAATGGTACAATAATATTGTTTGCAAAGAGTTTACGATAAATGATCGTATCCCATATCAAAGTAGTACCAAAGGTATCATTATAGTTAACGCCGCCTTTATAAGCCATCGTCATGCAGAGAGTAATAAGACCAAGCTTGTCTTCGATACGATCTACTAGCTCAACGTCTTTGATATTATAGTCAATAAATTTTTGATGGTTATGTTTATATAAAGTATGTAGATTTGAATACTCTTCGTAAGAAAGTTTCTTTTCTCCTAGGACAACATTAGCAATATGGTCTAGTTTATATGTCTCTTGAGGACCATACGAATAACCAAACTTTTTAAATAAGTCTAAGTAATCAAGTTGAGATATACCTTTTAGCTCATAAGCAGTTTGAGTCCTACCCATTTTAGTTACTTCTTGTCGATCGACTAATCCCCAAGGACTAAGTCTTTTGACATAGCTTTCGCCAAGCATACGATTGATTCTATTGACAAGGTATGGAATATCAAAGAAACGACTGTTCCAACCTGTGATAACGTCTGGACAATATTGTTGAGATGACCAGTGAGTAATAAAGTTAATGAGTAAGTCGTCCTCACGATCGAACTTACGATAGATGACCATATTGTTTTTCATATACGATTTTTCTACATCATAATCGCCAAGTCCCCATACGTAATATGTCTCTCCAATATTACTTTTCATACAGATTGCTGTTACTTTATGGTCAGCTTTTTCAGGCTCAGGAAATCCATCATCGGATTGAACTTCGATATCGATTGTTGTTACATTGATTTTATTACGATCAAATCCTACATTGCCTGGATAATAGTCATTGATAAACGCAGGGATGTATTTAGTATTACCATATATGGTCTTTCCAGCTACGCCTTTGTTTGCTGTTACGTATTCGTTTGCAGTCCTCATAGACTCGAATCTCTTTCCGGCGTTTGCTACACCGACAGGAGTTCCATCTAGAGCAACATACGACGTTTTAAGATTAGTCGATGTAAATAAGATTGGTTCGTATTTGATTTTCTTTTCAATTCTTCGTCCATGATCATATCCTCTTAAAAGAATTTGATTGCCATAGCGAGAAACATTAGTGTAAAATTGTAGCATAGGTATATTATACCATAGTTTGGTTGTTTTGTAAACGTATTTTTGTGATTATTTTCAATAAAGGTTGGGGCTAATTTCTTAGCCCCGCATGATTATCAATGATCTTAACTATAATGATAACAGGACTGTTATCGGCGCAATGCCAATGCATGTCATTCCAATTATCAATGCGGTTAAGGTCTCATTAATGTCGTCATATTTTTCCATGTAATGGATTATATGTTTCATTATTTTCTCCAGTAGAAATTAAATATTACTACTGAGATTCGCCGTCATCAGCCTTTTAAAAAGGCTTTTTTCTTTGACCCAGTAGACCCTAATTCGATCTTCCTAGGACGCTTCTCTTCTGGGAGTTCAACTCTAGCATAAACTACGAGTATACCATCTTCAAGATCAGCACCATCTATTACGACAAATTCTGAGAGGCGGAAGCTCTTCTCAAATTTGCGAGATGAAATGCCTTTATATGCATACTCACGTTCTGTTGGTTCCACTTCACCTTTGATTTTAAGAATGCCGTCCTTTAACTCTATGTCAATATCAGACTTCTTAAATCCTGCAATCGCTAGCTCAATCAAGAATTTCTCTTCATCGATCTTTACGACGTTGTGTGGTGGATAGTTATCATTACCAGATCTAGCACTTGCATGAATTCTTTCTAAGTCTTCAAACAATGTATCAAATCCGACGAATAATGAACGTGGTACGTTCAAAGTATTTCTTACCATTTTAATTTCCTCCTATAATAGCAAGGTTAATATATGGACCCGATAATTCGGCATCCACTTTTATTTATAACGGTTTATAGTCCCGTTACCAATATTCCTAAATATATTCCTAATCCAAACGTGAAGAGATATCCAGCAAGTGTTAGCTGATCTTCGAGTTGTTTTGTTTTAGGAATCAGTTTCATTCTTTTTAACTGTTTTGTCATTCCTTATTTTGCGTGTTCCCAATGTTGTATTTTGGACAGAGCTCCCATTGTGATTTTTCCTTAAAGGGGATCACCTTGATTTGTCTTAATGGAGCAATACCTTTTGCTTTCTCGGGATTAACTATTGATACTAGTCCCCAATCTGCAAGTAATGTCGTTATAGTATTTCTACGTTCTATATCGTTTTCTAATAAATTAGATGGCTTACCATCTAATAGAAAGAGCTCTTTAAAATGTACTATAAAGTACCTGCCTTGCTTATGTAATATATGGCAAGACTGAAAAAGTTTTTGGTCTTTTCTTGATGCGACTCCTATTCGAGTAAGAGTTTCTCTTATCTTTAAAAAGTCGTCTGGTTCATTTAGACTGACTTCTAGCATATGGCTAGGCGTCCAGTCGGTTATTTGAATGTTATCGTTTTCCACCCTTATAAATCCTCAATTTCAATTGTTCAATTTGTTCATTACTCATTAACGTTAATGCAGATTTAGCTTTTTCATTACTATATCCATAATATTCTTTGATGAGTTCGAGATTAGCAACTTCATCTGCTTTAATCCATTTAGACCATCTCTTTTTCTTCCTTATTATATTTATAAGAAAATCAAACTGAAGACGATGGTCTAGGGTGTGGTTCTTATTCATTTCATTTGCATACAATACTGTGTCTTTAAAGTATGATAAACCTTTATTGATTATAAAAGGATTATATTCTTTTTCAGATAAGTCATCAACCATGATATCTTTCTTAGATTCATTGATTGCTTTTAAGTATTCAAATGGGTTCATATGCCAAGTGCTTGTTTAGTTTTTCTTTCGAGGAGATACTTTTCAGCATCAAGTTCAGCGTGAAAAACTCGTTCTCTAGAAATAATACCTGATTCATCTATACCCACGACTCGAAACATTACGTCTTCGCCATCAGCATAATAAACTTTAACTATACTCCAATTCATTTGAATTTAACTCCTGCCATAACTTCAGTTAAGCATGCGACCATATTTAATTCATGATCAGCAACAAAACTGTTTTTATATTGATAATCAGCCAAGATAAGTACCAATTGAGGTATTGATTGTGGCTCTACGAATTCGCCCATGTTATCATATATCTTACGAAACATAGCAGCTGGTTCAGTGTCAATGTTATCTGCAACCCATTGTCTCATTTGCTTAAAGTTTTTAAGTTTAAGAGAGTTCATTAGAGTATCAAGACTGATATCAGTTGCGTTAACTAATATACCACTGTCAATTTTACCAAAGTTTGAATATCGTTGTAACTCATTAAGTGTTCTACGAAAATCAGGGAAGTATTTAATTATTAGCTCAGCAAGTACTGCTGGATCTGAATTAATACTTTCTACTTGTAAGATTTGCTGTACTCTTTGCATGAACTGACCAGCTAAAGCATCTCTTTCTTTCTTTGGCATAGCAAATTCAATGACACTACATCTTGAATGCAGTGGTTCGATTACACGATTTTTAAAGTTACATGTAAGGATAAACCTACAATTGTTACTAAACTCTTCAATGAATCCGCGTAAAGCTGGTTGAGTGGATTGTGGATTAAGGTAATCCGCTTCGTCAAGGATGACTACTTTGTAGCCACCAGATAAGGAAACTGACGAAGCGAATTGTTTGATTTTGTTTCTTAGAGTATCAATGCCTGATTCTTCTGAACCATTGATGACAATATAGTCTAAATCCAATTCGTTGCAAAGTGCTCTGGCAACAGTGGTCTTTCCTGTACCTGCTGTCCCAGTGAACATCATATTCTGAAGTTCGCCTTTGGTTATAATGTTTGAGAAGATCTTACTTAGATCTTGAGAGAGGACACATTCCTCTACTTTCTTTGGTCGATATTTTTCAACCCATAGGAATTCATCCATTGATGACCTCCCATGATTCTACCGTATCTAATCGAAATGAGCGCCATGCTGATTTGTCTAACGACCAAACAGGAAAAGCTTCCATTGAGTTCGATGAATAGTTAATAGTAGTTTCAATTCCATTCTCTTTAAGAATGTCTTTGTTAAGCGTACAAGGCATTACTCTTAGTTCGCCTGTATCAATTTTAGTAAATGATACTGTTACTTGCCCTTTTTGTAAAGCCTCGAGCAGATTGGCTTTGTCATTTGTTGTCATAATATATCCTTAAATTGTGAGAGGACTTTCACCTCTCTGTTGTTATTCTTCTGAAGCTGGTTCTTCAACAGGTACCTGTCCTTCAGGAGCTTCATCGGCTCCTTTTGATGCAGCGTTAAGGAAAGTAACAACTCTGTTACGTAGTCCTCCAACTGATTCAAGCTCTGGTCCTTCAAATCCACCTCTTTTAGAACAAATATCGATAATTTGTACCATTGTAGCGATGTCTTGTAAAGAAAGCTGAACTTGCTCTGGCATTTCTGCCACTTCTGGCATTTCTGTTGTTTCAGTTTCAGTGGTATTCACTTCTTCTGTCATAATTTTCTCCTATGCATAGTTACGAAAATAAGAAGACCCGCCCCATGCGGCATCTTCCATTCCTACAATATATTTATACATTGTAGCTTGAGTTTTTCTCAAGAGCAATAAAATAATCCACTGGGTAATTGCTATTAGTCCAGTTAGAGATTAGCTTTGAGCTGATGCTTACAAAGTAATCGCCTGGTAGTAGCTTTAAGTTTGGAATACTTACTACGAATTGAAACTCATTCTTACATGAGTTGTCTTTATCTAATTCAAGCTCAAATACATTTGAAGTTGAATCTTTAGTATCTAAGACTGATGCTGTGATCAATCCATTGTTACCTGTTAATGATAATTCAGTATGACCAAGAACTGCTGCAGCTTTACGAATCTGATTTAGTTTATCTTCTTCGATGTTTACTCCAAGTTCTGGATCAGGCATTTGAATATCTTTTTGCGGTGTTGTAAGAATATCAGCTTCAGAAAAGTAGTATCTAATCTGTTGAGATGAATTACCGCCTTTGATTAATACTGACTTAGCTTCAAATTGTAATGTTGGCTGATCAATAAGACTAAGTACTGACAAGAATTCGTTTAAGTCATAGACTCCAAACTCTTGTGGGAAGTCTTCTACAATCGTTGCTGATGCTAAGATAGTTTTAGACTCTGAAATAGTTTTAAGTTTCAAGCCTGGTTTGAA